CTATATAGCCAGACTCCACTCGCCACCTCGATATAAACCTTCAACGCTTTTGACCCAAGTTGTTCCGGTCCAGCGATATTGAACACCAGTATTTGTATTGGTTACGTATTCTGTATCTGTAATCTCAGCACTGTCAAATACTACAATCCAGCGTGTGCCGTTATATTCTATTATGTCATTTGCATAGGCCACAACATCACCCCACACACTGTAGTTTTCGTTATCCTCAGCACCAATATGATCAGTAAGCAGATAGCGTGTTCCTGTGGTTGGGCTTGTTAAACTACTGTCCACAGTAACATTAATTGGGTTTATAATTTTAGCTACAGCCGTTAGCGTGTTCAGAGGCATAGTGTCTTCTGTAGGTGTAAACAATAGTATGGTTGGATCTGTTGGGTGATAAGCAATCTGTCCTATCAGTTCAGTACCAGTTGCTAATTCTAACCTTATTTCTGTAGTACCAGTAATCAATGTACCGTACACCTCAATTAGTGCTTCCCAAGTTTCTTTTGTTGGCGCAACCTTGTTTATAACACCGGACTCGCTTACAACTTCTTCTGGCTTTACCAGCTTCATTTGATTTCCGGTATAATAAATGCCATACTCCAATGGTGTAACTTTTACACGAGCAACAAGATTGCTTAGTATAGTATCGTCACTGAATTCACCTTGCTCATCATACACACTGCCGATAAATTTTTGTATTACACCAAGTCGCTTGACCTTAGCAGGACTGCTAATCCAAATTGGCATTTCAAATGTAAGTGATGCTATATCTATACTTTCATCTGCGTTCATAGGCACAGTCCTTGAGCTCCATAACATGTCGCTAAGTTGCACAAATGTTAAACTTGTCCAGTCTACATAATTGTCTGTGGACTGTATTTCAAAACTTGGATTAAACAGTGTTGCAATCTGTTCAACTATCTGCATTTTTTGTTCAGTGTTACTGGTCCAAATATCTAATTTGATCTGTAATTTATAAGGAACAGGCATTAGTCTTTCAACAGTATAACTATCACCTTGCTGATCTGTGTATGTTCCAGTTTCGGCATCGTAGTGTCTTTCACGTAAGTTGATTTTGCCTACATGTGTAGGGTCTTGCATACGGGCTTGATCATATGTTAGCGCACCTATATAAGCACTCATTGCTGGAACACCATTAAGAGCATTTTCACTATTGTTGCGCAATATAGTAGCGGCTTGTCGACTTTGATCTCCGTAGTATATAGGAACGGTTTGTAGTGTTTTCACACCGTCTGCGTTCTTGCCAAATTCAACTTGGAAGCCACTGAGGATTCGCATAAACTGTACTAGGAATCTACGTATTTGTCCATCGTAAAAAAATTGTTGAGCCATTAATTATCTGCCTTAGCCTTTAATGCATCACTAAGACTTTGTCTTACTGTTACATTACCTGAATTGTTTATATATGTTTCTGTGTTGTTTACAAAGCCACTGCGTTGTGTGGTGTTGTCTGATCCTGGTGTAAGCGTTGTTCGTACATTATCTTCAATTTTCACCCAACGTCTCCCGTCGTATCTAAATAATCTGTTTGGCAAGTAATCTGTTCTCAGCGCATAGTCGCCCACGTTTGGTCCACCTGGGAACGCAATACCAACAGTAACCGGCATTCCGTTTGGAGTAAGCCCTGATCCTGTTAAGTACCCCTCTGGCACGGCCTGCGGACTCAAGATAGCATAGTCTGTGTTTACACTGTCGCTATCTGCGGTTACGTTACCATCAGCAGTAACACCAACTGGATCTCCAGGGTACTTGCCGTCTGGAGTTGTTGACTTGATATAAAGGTGACTGATATCATAACCACTAAGTGGAACTTCTTTCTCTGCTTCTTTGATAATAGCGTTGTTTACATTTTGATAAGTTTCGATAGTACTTTGTACACTACCAAGACTTACGTTACCGTTGGTCGGATCCCAATCAGGAGCATCGACTTTGATTTGATCAAGTATGTCTTTGTACTCTTGACTGTCTGTTAACGGATTAAGTTTTACACGCCACAAGTGCGGCCACCAAGTTTGACTAAACCCTTCGGCAGCATTTTGACAATCACTTACTACGTAGAATCTTTTAAGTGCCACAGGCAGTGTGTTGTCCAATGGATAATAGTCCATTAAATGTTGTAACTCTAACACATCACCGTTCATCATTTTGCGACCAAGTGTTTCTATCATATCATTAATATGGAATGTCATGAACAGTGTGCCTGTTTGCAAGAACATGCCAAATTGGCTAAGATCAAATGTGGTGTCTTGTACTTGATAGATACCACGCATTGGGTAGATGTCTGTGTCGTACTTGCGGTCTCTGTTCTCTAAGAAGAACAAGTCCTGAATATTCTTTTCACTTTGGTTTGTATAACTTGGTTCTGAAGGATTCTCGTAGAACTTTATGGTACTACCACTGAGTAGTGCTATGGTTGTGCTGTTGTTTAGTGTGACAGAAGTTGCATCTTTAGCAATAACTTTTGTATCAGCAGGAATACCTGTGCCTGTAACAAACTCACCTAACCCGATGTTTGATGTACTAGCAAATTCTAATACTGCACTAGCTGAAGACTGAGTTGCATTGGTTATTTTTACTGTGTTCTGTTCTTGTGTGCCTAGATACTTGTGTACGTTTACACCAGTGCCGCCAACAGTGAATTCTTCGCTGATTATGCGATCCATAAATTTGTAATCGTTTGAGTGTTTTCCGTCTTTCCAGAGTGATAATCGTGGCACAATAAAATCCTATAGTATCTATGTATTTAGCGGTATTTAGAACCTGGTGTAACTTGTTGATTTTATTAGGGGCTTGACATTAGAGATAAATGAGTGTAAAATAGCGTTATAGTTTGTAAATTAGAGGAGCTCAAATATGGCAGTTAAGACTAAAACTAAAGGCAAAGGTTTTGATGAGCGTGGTACTGGTCCTGAGCCAGTATGGGATACAGAACGTGCATTAACAATGGACGATAAAACCTTTAGTCATCATATGAATAACAGTTTACGTTATTATGCCTACCACTACAGCACCAAAGATCTTAAGAAGAATGTAGTAAGTTGGATGCAGGACAACGGATATGAGAAAGTTGATATAGATGCTTTTATCAAAAGTCCTGCTGGACATTTGGGAATAACTGCATGTAGCCTAGCCACAGCACATAAACGTGGCATGCCACTCAAGGAAGACGCAATCGAGTTTATCAAAGAACGGATTGAATATGTATCCAAAATTGTTGACATTGATGCAGATGAGGAAGTAGTTGAACAAAAAGTCACCGCACCAGCACAAGTAAAAACCATACAGGATAGACTACAAGAAAAGACTGATGCTAATCTTGCGCATTTTGATGGGCTTGTTGATCAACTAATTGGTGGTAGCAAGATTGATCCTAAGGCATTTGAATACTTCAAAGCCAACAATGTACCACAGGCGCAGTTGAGCAAGTACACAGAATGGGCCGAACAGTATGTTAGCGAACTAAAAGAAGCGCAAGCAGGACAAGACGCAGATCTTGCAGAATCTTACAAGCATTACAAAGCCGCTGACTTTAAACGCATGTATTCATTCTTTGACAAGTTTGACCAAGCCATAGACCAGTATAGACAGGTTAAGAAGCAAACCAAGAAAGCCCGTGTGAAACGTGCGCCTAACAAAGAAAAAGCAGTAAGCAAGATGAAGTACTTAAAGGAAGATAATAATCTTAAACTTGCTAGTATCAACCCTGTTGATATAATAGGTGCGCAAGAACTTTGGGTCTACAATGTTAAAACACGCAAGATGTTTAAGTATGTAGCTGATGATGTACTTGGCCCCCTAAACGTTAAAGGAACAACGGTTTTAGGCTTCGATTCTGCTAAAAGTCTAGGCAAAACAGTACGCAAACCTGAACAAGTGCTATCGGAGTTTATGAAAGCGGGCAAAGTACAGTTACGTAAGTTTTTAGACGATATCAAGGCTGTAAGTATTCCGGCCAACGGACGTATCAACAAAGATATAATTCTTCTTAAGGCTTTGTAGTCAATATTAGTATCCTGATAAATACTTTACAAGGATATCAATATGGCCGAACAAGATTTATCACCGACATTTTTTGCTAATGGAACACTAAGGACCGATAGCCTCTATGTCCCTTCTACAGGAACCGGGCATGGACATATTAAGTATGACCCAGATGGAAATCTTGGCGATTTAAAAATTGCTCCAGAGCAACAAACTGTACAGTTACGCAGAGGTGAAATAACCGACTACATTAGGCTTCGATTAGCAGATGGTATTGTTGACGTTGAGTTGGACACTGAACATTACAACCTCGCAATTGATCAGGCATTGATCAAGTATCGTCAACGTGCCAGCAATAGCCAAGAAGAATCATATGCATTCCTTAAACTAAAACCAGAAACACAGGAGTATATTCTTCCTGATGTTGTAATGGATGTACGTGCCGCATTTAGGCGTGGTATAGGCAGTGTAACAGGTACCACAGCAAGTCAGTTTGAACCGTTTGCTAGTGGATACTTGAACACATACATGTTGGTAGCAGGTCGTGTTGGTGGTCTTTTAAGTTACGAACTGTTTACAGCATACCAAGAACAAGCCATGAAAATGTTCGGCGGACATTTAAACTTTTTCTTTAATAAAACAACCAAAAAGTTAACACTGGTACGCAAAATGCCTACACAAGGTGCTAATCCACCAGAAGAGAACATGGAAGATGTGTTGTTGCAAATATACAACTACAAACCAGAAAGCATGTTGTTAAATGATTACCAGGCTTTTCCGTGGTTACAGGACTATGCATACAGCTTTGCCAAACGTATACTTGGTGAAGCACGTGAAAAGTTTGCTACAATTGCTGGCCCCAATGGCGGAACCAGTCTGAATGGTGCTAGTTTA